GAGTAAATCCTCATAGTGTCGTTCTTTATACAACACATATCGGAAAAAGTCTAACTCATGCCTTGCATAATCAATGAGTCTCCGTTCAGTTTCATAGGGTTTATAAGCATTGATTTGCTCATATAATCTAACCCATTCGCTATCGTCAAACTTGTCAAGTATATCTTTAACACGATAATTCTTGACTTGATTGGATACAAATGCTTTTACTTGGTCAATGTTCATCTCAACACCATGACAAGTAGTAAGAATACTGAAATGCCCCAACTAACTACTTCGCTTATAATCATGCGTCTATACTTATCTCTAGGCAATCTTACATATTCAGATAGGTATATTTCTCTTTCATATTCTTTGAATATTGGTTTTGTTTTCATAGTATGTTTTCCCATTTCTTAAAGACATTCGTATGTTTTGATACCAATGTCGCTTGTTGACCCCTGCTATAACCTACACGATAGGCAACATAGCAACCATAAACTAACAATAAAAGCATCTGCAAAAAGATATAAGTAATATCACTCATTTTGTGTCCTTTCTATCCATAAAAGTTAATAATATGTATGCGAATAATAAAAAAGCACATACACCTAAAACATACCAATCATATTTACTAATCATTGTTTGCCTCCCATTTATTTTTATTACTAACTGCTCTCATTAAAAAGTCAGAGGCTACACTAAAGTCAACATTGAGTGATTTAGCCTCTTCCCTATCCCATACATCACTAATATAATACTTGCCATCTTTTTCTTTTATATAACCTTGCACCATATCAGATACGGCATTGATATCACTAACGGCTCTTGTTCTCATAAATCCCCCTCATAAAAAGCGACAAGGGTATAAATATATACGAATGTCGCATGGTTAAATCTGCTATTATTTCTAGCAGTTTTATAAGTATAGCATAGCTAACTTACATTGTCAAGTCATTGTCCACCTTAAAAAGCACCTCTTTTATAACCACGAAGTTAAATAAATAGACCTAAAAACAGAGAAACCTTTTTGCGTTTAGGGAAATCCTCACCGACCTCTCACGAACGAACGGTCATTTTTCTTTTTTCTTGGGTTTGTCGCCGTTAACTTTGTGATTTACAGGTGATTAATTTTTAGGCGATGGTTGACATTGTAGCGTAATTTTATTAAGTGCTTGATTTTATTAAGAAAGATGTATGGACATTGTTAACTTTGTGGGTATAAAATTACACGATAAGTCATTGATTTATAAATAAAATTACATAGGTGTTGACATTGTCGTGAGATAAATTACACGATAAGTCATTGATTATTCAGTAATAATACAAAATTACACGCTAAACGGCATAGCGCGAGACGGAAGAACGAACAGGAATAAAAATAAAATTGGTTATGCCACGAAGTTAAAATAGCTAAAACTAATTTTCTGACGGCTGATATCGTTTTGTCGTGTAATTTTGTAATTTTATACTAACTAATTGAATTAAAAGGGTTTTTTATTTTGATGCTCTTTTTGTAAGTGCTTGATTTTACAGTAAAATTACACTAGGTAGACTTTGTCAAGTGAGTTAAGTCATTGATTATATTATTTTATTACATAGTCGTGTAATTTTATAAAAAGGTCGTGTAATTTTATAACACCTATTATTATGTAGCCACGAAGTTAAATAAGTATCACTCACTTACCTCACTTACCTTTTCTATACGGTCATAATTCGGTGGCTACGATTTTGTCGCCACAAAATTAACAGGCAAAAAAAAGCCCTAACATTGTTAGGGCTTGAAGTAAAAACTATGTTAGCTTTGTTAGCTTTGTGAGTTATTGAATTGCTCTCGGATAGAATTAATATTGCTATCTATCCACATAGCAAAACTCAATTCATTTTTTGCTATATTTTCCATGCTAGTTTTGAAAGTTTTGACAAATTCCTTATTGTCTTGCTTTTCTAACTTTTGAGCATTTTTAATACGCTTTTCCTCTCTCTTTGCTAACTCTACAATCTTACCTTGTGCTTTTAACTCATCATCAGTTAAAGCGTCAATCTTTGCTCTTTGCTCTGATTTTTGCTCTGATTTTTTGTTAGGGCTTGAAGGTTTTGTTAATTCATAGTCGCTTTCAAGTCGCTTTGTAATATTTGACCATATATTTTTGTCAAAGCTATCAAATTCCATACCTGTTGAATTACATACGCCTTGCCTTGTATAGTCATGGACACTATTCCAAAGAGCATAACTAGGTTTAATTCCTAATGCTAGAGCAACATTTTCAACAGCTAATTTTACTAGGGTTGCTCGGTCTTTATTGTAGATATTATCCATCTCAATAACTTGTAATTGATAACTTACAAAGTTATCTAAATACTCGCTTTGAACCTTTGATAATTCCTCTACTTGTATTGCTTTGCTAGGTTTCTTTGTATCCTTATTCATAATAATTTTCCTCATGTTAATTTAAAAAAGCGACAAGAGTATTAAGTTATTACTTTGTCGCTATCAATTTTTTAGATTGATAACCATAACTATACGCCAAAAAGCTAACAATGTCAAGTCTTTGACCATACCTATCCCCTATCCCCCCAAATATAAATAAGGTTCACGCAGGCGCGTTAGCATTGAGATTTGCATAAACGATAGGATATAATTTAAAAACGGGTGGATTCGGTTAAGTCGACTTCAGAGGATATAGTAAGTTTGGGTTTTTCGACTTTCTGCCAGACATGCATTAACTATCAAATCTGCGAACCCACCCCCTTGCATTTAGAAATGGGCAAACGAAAAAATTTTTTATAAAAAATTTAGAAAAACGAGTTAGATTGCTTTAGGGTCGAAGTTGTATAGTTCGGAGTAGACATCTTTAATACGTAGGAATTTAGGGCCATGTTGATCAAAGTCATCATCGCCTCTAACATAGAGAGCTAGGTGAACCATTTCGTGAAGTAGAGTTTGAAAGATAGTAGTAAAATGTCCACACGAACCCCTACTAATATGTATTTCCATTTCAATTTCATCAAAACACCCATAGATACCTGGGTTCTTAATCACTACAAATCTAACTTTGTTAGACTTAGGCATCTTTAGATTGTTAAACGGTGGCATCTTGCATGCCATGTTATAAAGAATCTCTAGATTTTTAGGAGTAAGCGTAGTTTTCATACAACCATTCTATCAAAAATGTGCTTGATTTATATAATTATTTAGTATATATTGGCCGCAATAGCTGCAAATAAATTTCTAGGATGTAAACAGCGACATTTTATGGCATTAAAAATCATACCAGACGCAAATAAACCCCTGCCTGATGACTTTGAGGCAGAAGAACCTACTACTTTAGATGGAAAAGTTAAAGTTGTAGCAGCCACTGCTAAGGTTTTAGTAGAAGCTGGTGCAGAAATCCCTGTTTCTACACAAGAAAAGCAAGAAGCAGCTGAAATATTCAAACAATTCACAAATCCTGAAGCAAAAAACACATTAAATGCTTCAGTTAATAAAGCATTAAGCACTCCAGCTACAGTTCAGCATTTATTTATGATGTTGTCGGACTATGATCATCAAGTTGTAGAAGAAGCCGTCCAGTTGAGACGGTTTGTCACAAATAAACTTATAGAAGATGCAGGGTTATCAGATCCTCGTCATAGATTAAAAGCATTAGAGTTACTTGGTAAGATAAGTGATGTAGGTTTGTTCTCAGAGAAAACAGAAATTACTGTTAAGAATTTAAGCCAAGACGATTTACAAGCACAAATTAAAAATAAACTATTTAAAATTCTTGGTAAGACTGCAGCTATTGATACATCATTTGAAATTATTGATGCTGTAGATGTAACACAACCTAAAGAATAATATGCCAATAGAAATTGCAGGCATCACTGATGCTGATTTAGATACAGCTCTAGCTAATATAAGTGTATTACCTAAGAATGAGCAAGTTCAACTCTTAATGGAATTGGAAGAGTTAGAAAAAACTCAAACCATAGAAAAAAGACAAGAAACATTTTTAGAATTTATTGAACATGTATATCCAGGATATAAAGTAGGTAATCATCATCGTAGACTTGCGAAAATATTTGAAGACATTGCCAACGGCGAAAAGAAAAGAGTTATTGTTAATATTGCGCCGCGACACGGGAAGTCTGAACTTATCTCATATCTTGCACCTGCTTGGTTTTTGGGAAAGTATCCTGATAAAAAAATTATTATGGCGTCTCATACTGCTGATCTTGCTGTTAATTTTGGTAGGCGAGTTCGTAACTTGGTTGGTAGTGATGCTTATAAAGACGTATTTCCTAACGTAGAACTTCAAGCAGATAGTAAGTCTGCATCTCGTTGGGGTACAAATCATAACGGAGAATATTTTGCTATTGGTGTTGGTGGTGCCCTCGCTGGTCGCGGGGCTGATTTGTTTATCATTGATGATCCACACTCCGAGCAAGACGCCAAGCTGGGACGACCGGATGTTTTTCTGCCTGCTTGGGAGTGGTTTCAGTCTGGTCCAATTCAACGTCTTATGCCAGGCGGTGCGATTATTGTAGTGATGACTAGATGGTCTAAGTTAGATTTGACAGGCCAAATAGTTAACCAAATGATAAAGCAAGACGGTGTTGATGAATGGGAAGTCGTTGAATTTCCAGCAATTATTGAAAACAAAGCTGGCGAACAAGAAAGTCTTTGGCCTGAATTTTGGCCACTTGAAGAATTACAGGCAAAGAAGGCAGCACTAGATGTACGATACTGGAATGCTCAATACTTACAGAACCCAGTCTCAGAAGAAGGTGCACTAATAAAACGTGAATGGTGGAAGATATGGGACAACGAAGTGCCACCAAGTTGTGAGTTTACAATCATGTCTCTTGATGCTGCACAAGAAGCTAATACTCGCGCGGATTATAATTCGTTAACTACGTGGGGTGTCTTTTTTAACGAAGAGACCAATAATTATAATATAATACTACTAAATGCTATCAAGGAACGATTAGAGTTCCCTGAACTGAAAGAGAAAGTGTTAGAGGAGTATAAAGATTGGGAACCCGACGCTTTCATAGTAGAAAAGAAATCTAACGGAGCCGCTCTCTATCAAGAGATGAGGAGGATGGGTATTCCGGTAGGAGAATTTACGCCTGGAAAAGGTCAAGATAAGATTAGCCGCGTTAACTCCGTGGCAGATCTCTTCAGATCTGGTATAGTGTGGGCTCCTGATAAAAGGTGGGCGCACGAATTGATTGAGGAATGTAATGACTTCCCATCAGGTGCAAACGATGACCAAGTGGATAGTACCACTATGGCTCTCATGAGATTTAGACAAGGTGGGTTCATACGATTACCGAATGATGAACCTGAAGATATACCAGGGTTTAGAAGTTCTAGAAATAGGTTGTATGCGTTATGATTGTTTACGTGATACATAAGTTGAATGGGCACTTTATGTTTAAAAAACATAAGTCAACAACAAAACGTAGATCAACAGATAAAAATATACGAAGGATTAGAAAATTATGGCAGTGAACATGGACAAAAGTGTAGCTCAAGCTCCACAAGGTATAGAAGAATTAGCAAAAGCTCAGCCTGATATGAGTATTGAGATTGAGAATCCAGATTCTGTGACATTAGATGATGGCAGTATGGAGATCACAATAGTACCAGGTAAAGAAGTTGATGATGAGTTCAATGCCAACTTAGCAGAAGATATGGATGAAGGACAATTAACTGAATTGTCTGGAGATCTAATAGGTGAATTTACAACCGACATTGAATCTAGAAAAGATTGGTTAAATACTTATGTTGAAGGCTTAGAATTATTAGGTCTTAAAGTAGAAGATAGAACAGAACCATGGCCAGGTGCATGCAACGTGTACCATCCACTCATGACTGAAGCGTTAGTTAAGTTCCAAGCAGAAACAATGATGGAAACTTTCCCAGCTGCAGGTCCAGTTAAAACCCAAGTGATTGGTAAACAAACTCCAGAGAAAATGGATGCAGCGCTTCGTGTTAAAGAAGACATGAACTATCAGTTAACAGAGAAGATGCCTGAGTATCGTCCAGAACATGAAAGAATGTTATGGGGTCTAGGCTTAGCTGGTAATGCGTTTAAAAAAGTTTACTTTGATCCATCGCTTGATCGTCAAGTATCGATGTATGTAACAGCTGAAGATATTGTAGTCCCCTATGGTGCGTCAAATTTAGAAACAGCTGAACGTGTAACACATGTGATGCGTAAGACAAAGAATGAGATTCGTAAGTTACAAGTAGCAGGGTTCTACCGAGATGTTGAGTTAGGTGATCCATCACATATTGCTGATGAAGCTGAAAAGAAAATTGCAGAGAAGATGGGCTTTAACTCATCAGAAGATGATCGCTATAAGATTTTAGAAATGCATGTAAACCTAGACTTAGAAAATGGTGATGACAAAGATGGTATAGCACTTCCATATGTTGTAACTATTGAACAAGGTACAGGTACAGTATTAGCAGTAAGACGTAACTGGCAGCCTGATGATAAACAAAAATTAAAACGTCAACACTTTGTACATTATGGTTACATTCCAGGATTTGGTTTCTACTGCTTCGGTTTAATTCATTTGATAGGTGCCTTCGCTAAATCAGGTACTATGATCTTACGTCAACTTGTAGACGCAGGTACTTTATCAAACTTACCAGGTGGTATGAAATCACGTGGCCTTAGAATTAAAGGTGATGACACACCGATTGCTCCAGGTGAATGGAGAGATGTAGATGTACCATCAGGTGCTATAAGAGATAACATCTTACCATTACCATATAAAGAACCATCACAAGTTCTTAATCAGTTAATGAATCAAATTGTTGATGAAGGTAGAAGATTTGCATCAGCTGCAGATATGAAAGTGTCTGATATGAGTGCTAACTCACCAGTAGGTACAACATTAGCTATATTAGAAAGAACTCTTAAAGTTATGTCAGCAGTTCAAGCGCGTATCTACTATGCGATGAAACAAGAGTTTAAATTATTAGCTGGCATCATCAGAGATTACACTCCTGAAGAGTATTCATACGAACCAGAAGTAGGTGATAGACGTGCTAAACAATCAGATTATGATTGCTGTGATGTAATCCCAGTATCTGATCCGAATGCAGCTACAATGTCCCAAAAAGTTGTACAGTATCAAGCAGTTATGCAAATGGCACAACAAAATCCACAAATTTATGACTTACCAGAACTTAATAAACAAATGCTTGAAGTATTAGGTGTTAAGAACATTGGTAAACTCATACCTACAGCGGATGATCAAAAGCCTAAAGATCCTGTATCAGAAAACATGGCGATTCTTAATGGTAAACCAGTTAAAGCGTTTATCTACCAAGATCATGAAGCACATATTAAAGTTCATATGGCAGCTATTCAAGATCCTAAGATTGCTCAGTTAATTGGTCAGAATCCGATGGCTCAGCAATTACAAGCAGCTGCTATGGCTCATATTAATGAACACGTAGCGTTTGCATATAGACAACAAATTGAGAAACAATTAGGTGCGTCACTCCCTGCACCAGATGATGAACTTCCAGAAACAGTAGAAGTAGAATTATCTAAACTTACTGCTCAAGCTGCTGAACAATTATTACAATTGAATCAAAAAGAAGCAGCACAACAACAAGCTCAACAACAAGCACAAGATCCGTTAATTCAAATGCAACAACAAGAGTTAGCAATCAAACAACAAGAAGTTCAAATCAAAGCACAAAAAACTCAAGCAGATATTGAGATTGAAAAAGCACGATTGATTCTTGATAAAGAAAAGATTGACTCTCAAGAAAGAATTGAAGGCGCTAAACTTGGTCAAAAAGCTATGCTTGATCAACAACAAATAGAAGCTACTCAACACGCACGTGGAGTTGAACTAGGTTTAGATTTATTAAAAACTGAAAACTCACAAGATCATGCTAGTGCTATGAAAGATAAAGATCACGCTATGCAGTTGCAACAAATGATGCAACAACAAGCACAACCAGAGGAAACACCCCAACCAACACAGGAGTAACTAAATGGACCAAACGCTAGAGCTATTATTGTCTCGAATAGAGGATCAGCGCAAAACAGTTTTAAATAATTTAGGAGACGGAGCAGCAAAAGATTTTGCTTCGTATCAAAATATGGCAGGATATATTCGAGGTCTATCCGTAGCTGAAAGTTTAATTAAAGACCTTGCACAAAGAATGGAGACATATGACGATGAGTGATCAAATACTCACCATGAATAAAGATTTGGTAGATGCATCAGGTCGACCAATTAATATTCCAAAAGTAGAAGATGTAAATCCGGAAGAAATTCCGATTGAAGAACGCGGCTTACAATTACCTGAACCAAAAGGATACAAGATTTTATGTGCTATTCCCGATGCTTCAGAAGAATATGAAAGCGGTATTTTAAAAGCAGGACAAACTAAATCTATTGAAGAACTTTCAACAGTAGTTTTATTTGTAGTAAAAGTAGGTGATTTAGCATATCAAGATAAAGATAGATTTCCTACAGGTCCATGGTGTAAAGAGGGTGATTTTGTTTTGACACGTGCATACGCAGGTACAAGATTTAAAATCCACGGAAGAGAATTCCGCATTATTAACGACGATACAGTTGAGGGGGTTGTTCAAGATCCTCGCGGCTATACTCGCGCATAAGGAGAATTAAATGGCTTCAGAAAAAAAAGATGGCATTGTCTTTGAGTATCCAGACGATGATGAAATTCCAGGTACGACTGGTAATAAAATAAATGATGAACAAGAAGTTGATTTAGAAGATAAACAAGCTACAACTAAAAAAGAAGTTAAGGTTGAAGCAAAGGCAGATGATTTTGATCTTGAAATTGAAGACGATACCCCAGCTGCTGATAAAGGTAAAGAACCCTTACCTAAAGAAGTAGTAGAAGAATTAGAAAAGGATAATCTAGATGATTATTCTGAAAGAGTTAAAACTCGCATGGCTCAGCTTAGAAAAGTTTACCACGACGAAAGACGTGCTAAAGAAGCTGCAGACCGTGAACGCCAAGAAGCTATTGCATATGCTAAGCAAATTGCAGATGAAAATAAGAAGCTTAAAACTTCTTTAAGTTCTGGCGAAGAAACATACCTTGAAACACTTAAAAATGGTCTAGAACATCAGTTAAATCTAGCTAAACGTGATTATCGTGAAGCTTATGATTCTGGTGATACTGAGAAGATTATTGAAGCACAACAAAAGATGAACGATGCACAGTATCGCTTATCTCAAGCTCAATCATATCAACCTAAGTATAAAACCCCTTTACAAAGTGATGAAAAAGAGGTATATATACAACAAAACGAAACTCCTGCGTTTAAACCAGATAGTAAGGCTCTTGCTTGGCAAGAAAAAAATGACTGGTTTGGTAAAGACGAGGAAATGACTAGCTTAGCGCTTGGTCTACATGAAAAATTAGTTAGAAGCGGCATAGATCCCGCATCTGACGATTATTATCGTCGTATCGATGGTACGATGCAAAAACGATTCCCAGAATACTTTGGGGATGCAACGCTAGACGAGGACCAACCCGCCCAGCGCACTAAACCTTCGAATGTAGTTGCTCCGGCAACGCGTAGTACCGCGCCTAAAAAAGTACGATTGACGAAGACACAAGTAGCGTTAGCCAAAAAATTTGGTCTAACACCGGAACAATATGCAAGAGAAACTTTAAAATTGGAGAAAACAAATGGATAACAGACAAGATCGTGAACAAGAAGTAAGAAGTGAATTTGTAAGACCAGATAGCTGGAAACCTGCATCATTATTGCCTGAATTTAAAAAGCAACCAGGTTGGGCTTATAGATGGATTCGTACAAGTTTATTAAACGAAGCTGATAATCTAAATGTTTCTACAAGAATGCGTGAAGGATGGGAACCCGTTAAATTAGCGGACCACCCTGAAATGAAGTTAATGATCGACCAAAATTCTCGTTTTAAAGACGGTATTGAAATTGGTGGATTATTACTTTGCAAGATCCCAGAAGAGTTTGTTGGACAACGTAAAGCTTACTATGAAAATCAAGCAAAACAGCAAGCCGATGCAGTTGACAACAGCTT